ATCGCGAACGGTTATCGAAATAGAATTCAAAGGCTTACTGTCAGGAAATCGATGCGCTTCGTTGTCGGAATCTATACGAGCACACCTTTCCTTTATCTCAGAAAAGGTAGTCATGCTCACTGAAACAGAATGGCACCCAAAACGATCTTTTGCTTTGCGGCCCATGTCGTCTCCCCAAGAAAAAACCTCATCAACTGTAGCATCCATGTCTCACTCCCAGTAGTTCGTCGGTTTCTTTGCCTTCTCGCGCCGATCCGTCTCGCGCAGCATCTTGAAATGCCGCTCCATCGGGTCCGGCGTGTTGGCCAGGTCTTCAACCAGCGCCTCGTCGCGCGTCTTGTTCATCGGCGTGACGCCGAACGTCATTGCAAGCATATCCCCCGTATCGGGCGATGACAAGCCCCGTTTTTTCATGTCCTCTTTGCGCTCAAGCTGAATCTGGTTCTTGTTTGAGTGGTAGTATTCCGGCCCCGTCAAGTCCGCCTCAAGCTCTGGATCGTCGGGAATCTGCGCAGTGACCAGCCAGTCGCGCAGTTTGCCCCAGACCTCGGCGCGCTTGTTGAAGTACATGAACTGGTCGCCAGGGGTGGCGCCGCCATGAAACTCCTCGATGCGGAACCACTCGGGCAGGATGATCTCTGGCGTTCCGCCCGTCTTGCGAAGCGTATGGGGGAGACCAGCCGCCTTCCACGCCTCAGGAAGGTAGGTGCGCACATAGTCCACCACGCCTCCGCCGATGCCGTCACCGTCCACCACAACCGAGCGTGGCCGCTCTTGAAGAATGCGCATGATGACCTGTCGGCCAACCTGGATCGTGTCCATGCCACGAATCTTGTCAGTCGTGACAGCGCGCAGGCCCTGCCGGTAGCCAATCACCGTCTGGTCATCGCCGAACCGCGCTACGTCCACGCTGAGGATCTTGTATGCCCTGCTCTGGTCGCCCACGTTGCGCTTGCGGGCATCTGCCACCACGTCACCGGCGATGAACTGGCCGGACCCGGCCCGTGGGAACTCACCCTTGACGCGGATGCGGATACGGTCAGAGTCCTCGCCCCAGTCCTCTACTTCTTTGGCAATCTCGACCTTGTTCGTGCCGGGAACCGTGCGGGAATCGATCTGGCGCCGCACCCAGCGATGCTTGAAGCGTCCAAAGCACTCTCGGAATGCGCCAGTATTCTTGGTTGGATTGCCGAACGCCAGCCAGATGATCTCTGTATTCTCGTCGGTCAGTGCGCCGCTAGTGACTTCCCATATCTTGTCCGGAATCGCGCTGGCCTCATCGTAGATCACGACAATACGCTTGCCTTTGTTGTGCAGTCCTTGGAATGCTTCGGTGTTGTTTTCGCTCCACGTCTCGCGGTCAACACGCCACGAATCAGCATGTGCCTTATCTTTAACCTGGATTCGAGTCGCTGTGCGGTTCCACCAGTGCGCGTTAATGGACTTCTCTAGCCATTTGCCAACCTCGGGCCACGTCTTGGTTGCGAGCTGGTCCTCAGTGTTGGCTGTCATCATTACGCGGCAATCGTCGCAGGTGGACATAGCCCAGTGCGTAATCATGGCGATCAGCGCCGTCTTGCCGATGCCGTGTCCGGACGTGACAGCGATGCGCAGTGGCTGGAATCTCTCTTGCCAGCCATGAATGCCGCAACCGCAGCCTTCTCCGCGCAGATGCTTTCCGATGACGCTCAGGATGTCGATTTGCCAATCGTGCGGGCCTTCATGTTCTTCTAGGAAGGTGCCCGGCGAGCCCCACGGCCAGACGTATCGCACATGGGCGAGAGGGTCTAGCGCGAACGAGCCAATATCCCCTCGAAGTGCTTGCTCTTCCGCTGGACTATTTGCTCTTGCTGGCACGTTTGCGCGCCTCTGCGATCGCGTCGGCCAGGCTCACGCCGCCGCTAAGTTCCAAGTCTTGTTTGTCGCGCCACTTGTCAGGTTGGCGATTCTTCAGCCAGAAGATTTGAGCGGTCACATCGGGAGGAACATGCTCAATATAAGGGACTTCTGTAACTTGTCCGTCTTTTCCGCAGAAGATCTTGACAGCCTCAAAGCTGTAGCCGTTGGCGCGCTCATAGAGTGACCGCTCAACGCGCGTATCGGCAACCTCTTTAGCTGCCACCATCGCCGCGCGGAACTCAGGGAACTTGGACCGCCAATTGTTGATTGTGGCGACGGTTACGCCGAACTCCGCGGCAAGCTCAGGATTGATCGCGCCAGCCAGACACATCTCTCGTGCGCGCTCGACATACTCGGGCTTGTAGAGGGTCGCTGCCATTACTTTGGCCTCGCCAGAAACCACTGCAACAGCGCACCGGCTGTCAGGAGCACCGCAGAACCTACCCAGCGCAGGAATGGGATGACAATGCCGGATTGGCCGCGCTCTTTCGCGTGGACGCTTTCGATGACCATCACGCGGTTGTCCAGATTGGAGACTTCCTTTTTGAGCATCGGCAGATGGCCAGCGGTGAACTGGTCTTCCGGTGCGCCGAATAACTGGACGCTCTGCACTGCCAAACGGTTCGAAATGTCCTGGAATCGATCCAGCAACAGGTCCAGCTTTTCCTGCACTTGATCACGCTGCTCTGTATCGCCCATTAATATCCTCTGAAAAATTGGCCGCCCCTGTCAGCGAGCGGCTCCCAAAGAGTGTGCAGTTACTTACCCCACGCGACCAGTAGCCCGATGATCGGCTGGTATCCGGTTCCGCCCGACACGCTGGACTTGAGGAAGCGAATAGATGGCATGAGGTAGTAATTTCCCTTGACGTGGATCGATGCGAGACCGCCGCCGGACCACTGCCATCCGGCATTAGTGCCACTCCAACTGATTCCAGCCGCGGTGGGCATGTAAACCGGTACGCTGCCGAGCGTAAAAACCTTTTGCGCAATGCCGACGCCGATGTTGCTCGTAACCGTAAACGGTTTGAGCGTGGCTGGCAGCGCATCGATGGCTGTAAACGCGTAGGTGCCAGCGCTATTGAGCGAGTGCGCATACAGCGCTGTGCCAGCGACAGCCGGACTGGCATTGATCGAGTATGACGCGCCAGCGGCGTAGATGTTTTGCACCCCGGTTGGGGTGGCGACCGTCTGCGCTTGGGCGCTCACCGGCCAGAGCATCGACCCAGCCAGGATCATCAGCACGATCATGCCAACCTTGGTAGCGACACTCTGCGCGCTCGGCAACGCATCGGGCGCGGGAAGCGCCGAGGGCAATAGGGCATGGCCGACGGTGAGGATGATGTTAAGCCCGGCCAGCACCCACATCAGCCAGCCAGTGTTGGCCATGTTGGTGGAAATAAAGTGCGCAGCGCCGAACGACGCGAGCGCCTGGGCGATCAGCGATCCAACTTGTGTGAGCTTGACAGGTGACATTTTTCCTCCATTTTGCGCGTAAAGCGCGGAAAGTTTGTTGTAAAGCGTGTTGAGCGTTGCGAGTAGGCGAATCTTTTGGATCAGCGACAAGCCCATTTTACACAACCTCCAGCACGTTGCATACACTCAACCCGGCTGCAATCTGATCGCGGATGAACCGCGGGGCCACGATACAGCCCTCGCTCGCCGAGTGGTTCAGCGCTGAGTTGTCGCCGTGGATCATAAAGCCCGAGCGCCCAAACGTGTGCGTATCAACGCACGGCGTGAGATGCGCCACGACAGGACCCTTGCCGCCCGGATCGTCATGGAACGTCCCAATCGTCCACGCGCCGCGCGGAATCGGGCCATGCATCAGAACGCTCTCCATCGCGGGATTGTTGAGCCCCGCGCCGTTGCCCGAGTAGCCTTCGCCCAGCTTGAATCCGGTAGGACTCTCGATCAGGCCGGTATCCGAGTGGTATGTCCAGGCGCTGCTTTCCATGGCCCGAATTATAGCGCACGCCCATTTGCGTCGGCGCATCTTTTTGCGCCGACAATGCTTTTGCTCTTGTACTACTGTCCCTGTACCTGTTCGTGTATGTGTGTAGGCGGAGCGTAACGGTCCGCGCACGGTCACCGTGCAACTATGCGTCTTTATTGGCGATTTCAGTCTATGAAAATCCATATACATACGAATTGAGCATGTATTGCGCTCAAATTACATAGTATTTACATACGATTTTGCGCACAAAAGAGCAGAATCGAGCCGCGAGACAGCGTTTTGCGTGGAAACGGCTCGGTTTGCGCTCACATAGCGCACGGTGACCGTGCGGTGAGCGCGCGGTGACCGTTAAATATGGTGATACGCTGGTGCAATGAGCGATCAGCCTGCAATCCACGTCGGCGCAAAGGTGCTCCTGCTATCCTGCCCGGACTCCGGCCAGCCCGGCACTGTGCTGCGCATCGAGCGCGGCAAGCTGGCTGTGCTGTGGGCCGATATTGCGCCGGATTATGTGCGGCTGCATAATGCGGCGTCGCTGCGCCTGGCGTGATATGCTGAGCGCGTTGCAGAGAAGCGTCTGAATCGCTTTGTTCAACTTTTGCGGGCTGTCCCTGCGAGCAATCGCAGCCGAGATCAGAGACACCGGGCGCGGATTGTGAACTCCACGCGGACCAGGCCGACGGCGCAAGGCACAGCGCACGCATAAGACGCAATCTGCGGCAAATTTGCACATCTCGCGCGAAAAGGGAATTGTGCGCTCACTTTTCACCCGCCGCGACGCCGATAAATGGCGATTTCTCGCGCGCGTGTTGTGGCGACATAATTGAGAGTTGAGAGCAATCCGCACCCCCGCACCCCATATGCGCATCCATATATAACTACATCAATTACAGAACCTTGCAGATAAATTGTG